GAGAAACCCAGAGATTGCTCCTTGGACAAGTATGTTAGATGATGAAGCAAAAATTGTCACAAGTAGATTAGGTGAAAGTAGATTCAGAGTAGCAGGCACCGCAGAATTTAACGGATACAATACAGACATCATACAGAAAAGAGTCAGACCGTTAATACGATGGAGTGAAAGAATGTTCCCTGGCATAAACACAGAATATGTCGTGCCGTGGGCAGGATTAAGACCAATGACTCCAAGTATGATGCCCATAGTCAAACAGAGTAAGTATGACAAAAACGTATACTATAACACTGGACATGGACATTTAGGATGGACACTATCAGCCCATACCGCATCATTAATAACAGACACAATACAGAAGAGTTAATATGACATCTATACACATACGAGACGATTTTCTACTACAAGAACACTATGACGAGCTATGCAACTTCTCCATAGAATACAACAAGGTTCACTGGATAGGACGCAAATCTGCACCAAATAATCCACTATACGCACTGGTGTCTAAAACATATCCAAAGAACGAAGAACTCACAGGTGCAACAGCTTGGTATAACGTAAGACCAATCAATCCACAGTGGCACGATGACATTGACTCATACTGTAAACAATATGGAGTGATGCACTATCCAAACAAATTACCAGACAACACATACCTATACTATATGAAAATACCAGACAAAGACGGTATGCTAGAACTCGACACAGGTGACCTCATAAGACCTAAAATCAACCGCCTAGTGAGTTTCCCTTGTGAATACTTACATAGAGTGCAGCCGTATCAAGGAAACCGTGTATCCATAGGAATCATCTGGTGGTATGACGTTCCAAGCATATATGGTGACTTAAATGAGTTTCAAACAGCTGCGATAGACAGAGTATGGGAATCAGAGGATGCAAATAGGTCTTGACAAATAACTACGAAGGTGTTATAGTCTAACAATGGACTTCTATACAAATGTAATCCAACGTGGTAATGCTCTTCTCGTCAGAAGTGTCGAGAACGGTAAGCGTGTTCGTGACCGTGTAAATTATGAACCAACCTTATTTAATATTGTATCACAGGACACTGGCTACACAACACTTGATGGTCAAAATGTCCTTCCTAAACCCTTTCACTCTATAAAGGAAGCAAAGGCTTGGTTAGAGCAAAGTGCAGATCAAGATATCGTATTTGGTAACACTCAGTATCCATATTGCTATATCAGTGATCAATATCCTGATGATGTTCCTTGGGACAAAGACCAGCTCCTCATCGTAACGATTGATATCGAAGTTGAGTGTGAGAACGGTTTCCCCAATCCAGAAGATGCAGCAGAACCTATGCTGTCAATCACTATGAAGAACCACCAGAACAAAAAGATTATTGTCTGGGGTCTTCATGAGTTTCAGAATCATCGTGACGATGTGGACTATCGCTTATGCAAGGATGAAGATAACTTGCTCATGCAGTTTATTGACACATGGAGAGCGATAGACTATCCTGACGTTATCACTGGTTGGAATACAGAGTTCTTTGATATTCCCTATCTGTGCAATCGCATTAGAAATCGGCTTGGTGAGGACATGATGAGGAAGTTGTCGCCTTGGGATAATGTGTTTGACAAAGAAGTGTATCAGATGGGACGTAAGCATCAGGTATACACCATACAAGGCGTCTCTGCACTAGATTACTTTGACCTGTATCGTAAGTTCACATATACTAATCAAGAACGATATACCTTAGACCACATTGCGTTTGTGGAGTTGGGTGAACGTAAGGACGGTAATCCTTATGACACGTTCAAAGAGTGGTATCAGAAAGACTATCAGTCGTTTATTGAATACAATATCACAGACGTTGAACTCGTTGATAAACTAGAAGACAAGATGCGCCTCATCGAACTATGTCTGACCATGGCTTATGACGGCAAGGTAAACTTCACTGATGTTCTGGGACAGGTTCGTTACTGGGACAACATGATATACAATCACCTTCGCAAAGAGAATAAGGTGATACCACAGAAGAAGGATCATGAAAAGAGTGAAAAGTTTGAAGGTGCGTATGTAAAAGACCCACAAGTGGGTATGCACAAGTGGGTCATGTCATTTGACTTAAACTCGCTGTATCCACATCTCATCATGCAGTATAACATTTCACCAGAGACTTTGAAGCCTGGTTGTAAAATGGAAGAAGGTATAGTGGATAAAATCCTTGATGGTAAGGTAAAGAATAATACGGCATATTGCATGACTCCAAATGGTGCGTTCTTTCGCAAAGACATCAGGGGGTTTCTGCCGAAGTTGATGGAGAAGGTATACAATGATCGTGTCAAGTATAAAAAACTTCTGCTCGAAGCTAAACAAGAGTATGAAAATACTGGTGATACCGCACTACTCAAAAAGATATCTCGCTACGACAACATCCAAATGGCGAAGAAGATTTCTCTTAATTCCGCTTACGGTGCAATTGGTAATAATTACTTTCTGTATTTTGATCTTATGGTTGCTACAGCAATTACGAGTAGCGGTCAGTTATCTATACGATGGATTGAAAAGGCTCTTAACATACACCTTAACAAAATTCTTAAAACTGACAAGGTTGATTACGTCATTGCAAGTGACACAGACTCGGTGTATATCACTTTTGATACGCTCATTCAGAAGGTGTTTAAGGAAGGAACAGAGACTAGTAAAATTGTCTCCTTCTTGGATCGTCTTGCAAAAGAGAAGTTGGAACCTTTTATTGAGAAAAGTTATCAGGCTCTTGCTAAGAGTATGAACGCATATGAACAGAAGATGTTCATGGCTAGAGAAGCAATCGCAGACAAGGGTATCTGGACTGCAAAGAAAAGATATATCCTCAACGTGCATGATATGGAAGGTGTGCGGTTCAAAGAACCACAACTAAAGATTATGGGTATCGAGGCAGTCAAGTCAAGCACCCCTGCACCATGTCGAGAGAAGATTAAAGAAGCACTCAAAATCATTATGAGTGGTGATGAGAAGATGCTAAATAGTTTCATAAGAGAGTTTAGGGAAGAGTTCATGAAGTTACCACCAGAAGATATCGCATATCCAAGAAGTTGCAACGGTGTCAAAAAATACACAGCAACATCTCAAAACACCATAGATTTGATGAGTGGTGAAAGTGTGCAATATGGTTTCTTCAAGAAGGGTGCCCCGATACATGTCAAGGGGGCCATACTGATGAACCATCTTGTAGAGAAAAATAATCTGTCTCACAAATACCCTTACATACAAGAGGGAGACAAGATAAAATTTATTGTGATGAAAGAACCAAACGTCTATCAATCGTCTGCATTTTCTTTCATGACAAGTTTCCCCACAGAGTTTGGTTTAGAAGAACTAATCGACAGACCGCAACAATTTGAGAAATCGTTTGTTGAACCATTACGGTTCATAACAGACAAAATATTATGGGCCATAGATGGAAGTTATGGTTCCCAAGGAACATTGGAGGACTTTTTTGGATGAGATATTATCGCTACACTTTAGATGATTTGCAAAAGTCAGCAGACAGAAAACTGTTCACATATATCTCGTTTTTTGCAGGCGGTGGTGGATCATCATGCGGTTACAAGCTTGCGGGTGGAGACTGTAAATTTGTAAATGAGTTTCAGCAGGTTGCGGTGAACACCTATCTTGAGAACTGGCCAGAAACTCCACATATTTGCGGTGATATCAAAAGTATCACTGGTAAACAGATCATGGAGATGACTGAACTCAAGAAGTATGAATTAGACATTATGGATGGTTCTCCACCATGCCCACCTTTTAGTATGTCAGGAACCAAGAAGAAGGGTTGGGGTAAAGAGAAGACTGCTTATGGTATGAAACAGAAGAACATCGAAGACTTGACATGGGAGATGATACGCATTGCTGGTGAGATGATGCCTAAAGTTATCATTTGTGAGAATGTCAAGGGTTTGACAATGGACTACGCCAAGAATCACTTAGACCGTATGGTTGCAGATTTTGAGGGACTTGGATACTCAACCACATACAAAGTTCTGAATGGTATACATTTTGGTGTGCCACAGAAGAGACAACGTGTCTTCATTATATCAGTTCGTAACGATGTTCTAGATGACATTGACATGAGCTGGATGTTACTATCATCACTATATCCAGAACCAGCGGATGAGGAACCGACACTAGAGGATGCGATTGGTGATCTGAGACTTGACAATGAAAACAGTGTAGAAGCAATTGAACTATGCGATGCCATGAAGAAAAGTGCTAAATACAAGTGGATGAAGAGATTACCAAAGAACCCTGACAAGGTTGTATCAGTGGGTGATGATGTAGTCGGACCTTGGTATGATAAGGTTATTGCACACAGAAAGAAATGGGGAAAGGAACTACCCGAAAGAAAAAGTTCATTCTATCAGTCTCGCAGAGTGCCATGGAATCAAGCATCACATACTCTGTCAGAGCAGGGATTGCAAACTTCGCTTGCTGTACATCTACATGCGGAAGAAGATCGTGTATATACCACAAAGGAGTCAAAACGCATCATGACACTACCAGAGGATTATATTCTCACTGGCACTCTTAATGAAAAACTTGCAAGGATTGGTTTGATGGTTGCACCTATGTGCATGAAATACCTTGCAGAGTCAATTTATTCAAAAATTTTGGAGCCGTATAATGAAGTACATAGAAGTAAATAAAGACTTAGGTAAAAAAGAAACCTTTGACAAATGGAACGGTAAGTTTCTGGATGAGTCATCATATGATGAGGTTGTTAAGGTGACTGATGAAGACATTGGCGTAATGAAGCCAGTGCTATCCCTTGATGGATCAGATGTACCGCTTGCATATGTGATTACAAACGCATATGGAGATGACTCCGTAAGAAACACTCTTATGACAATAGAGGATGTATCTGTGATGAGGGCAAACTGCTCTGGTCCTATACTAGAAGAAGAGATGCGAAAAAAGGGACTGAAACTTGGTATAGACTATCGACTCAGAACACCAAACTCATACCAACTCAAAACAAGTAGCGGTAAATGGGGTATGATTGCATACTCAAATGAAATACACTCTGTGATGATTGGATATAAACGAGGTAGATTCACTGGTGGTATTGATGCATCTGGCTGGGTAAAAGAAAACCCGAAAAAATGGGAAGAACTACAAGTCATATCAAAATGGAATGAACTTGCATTCATCAAAGCCAACCAAGAGATATACGAGAGACAGAAAGCATTTTGCGAGAACCACATAGAACCAGAATATCGCATTGGTGATGGTATTTTTACAACATTATCTGCAAATCGTTACCATGTAGGACAATCAGGTAAAATGGGTGCTCATGTGGACTCAGGAGACTTAAACGCTGGTATGACCACTATGAGTTGCTTTCGTGAAGGTGACTATGGAGGTGCATATCTTGTTTTTCCAAGGTATGGTGTTGCAATAGACGCACCAGACAATAGTGTGATTATTGCAGATAGTAATGAAGTGCATGGTGTCACACAAATCACTGGAACAGGCCAAAGATTCACATGCGTTGCATACTGTGACAATCGACTTGCAACAAAAGGTGTCGCAGGGAAGAGTGAAAGACTGATAGGGAAATATGCAGCCAAAGAGGTTGGTAACTTAGAAGAATTCTTCTCGTAGAGTGCGCTTCCATTGTAGTGCGGATAACAAATCCCACAAAATCCCATAATATCCCATATTTACCCATATATTAAAAAGGTTAAAATAAAGGTGAAGTAGTGTGAGTCTTAATCCGTCACCTATCAGCTCATTTCGCTCGTATACCCAAAAAATATTAAAAAAAATGAAAAAAAGACTTGACAGAACCTTGACGAGGTGGTATATTAAGTATGTAGGATGGTTAATGAGACATAGAGGAGTTATTCAGATGACAACATTAGATGAATATGTGCTTGATCTCAATAAAGAGATAGATGAGCTTCGTGCTAAGGGTAACAAGTCAGGTCTAGAGAATGTGCTTGCGATAAAGACCTCTGTACTCAAGTTATTGGCCAAAGAGTGTGTCGCAGAGTATAAGAAACTTTACGGAGAACGTGTTGACAAGGAATATGTTGAATTATTTGGAAAATAGTGCATTTTTTTCTTGACAAACCTATTTGATTATGGTACTATAAAGATAATGAAGAGAGACTTCTGGAGTGGGTAGCCCCCACTAGGGATTTCTGGAGATGGAAACACCGTCTAGGGCATATGCCACTGTTAATCCACTGCTAGTCTTTCTCAGAGGAGTTTGAATGATGCAACTTTATGCTACAGGTCGGAAGTTGGGCACCACGGCCGTGTTTCTCTGGGGTCATGGTAACTTCAAGTATGAGATTGAGTCGCTGACAGCAACGCCTGGCATTACCAAGTGTGAAGTCTTTGAGTCCACATATGAGGAAGCGATGAAAAAGTTTGAGAAAATGGTTGACAAAGTGAAGATGGTGTGATACAATAGGACAAACTTAGAGAGTGTCTCGAATGGTCTTTCGTATATTGCTGAATTGCTAAGTGGACCGACACTCTCTCTTTTACAATAGTGGACTGCCAGGGTTTTATTCCTTTCTCCCCTTGAACAGGCAGTCCACAAACACCCCGGCACTTAAATCCGGCTGTGCTATCTAATCTATAAATGCAATAAGGTGTCTAAGTGATATTCCTCTTCAAGCTTCTACTTCTCTACCTCGCCATCCAGTTACTATGGTTTGTTGGTTTTGCGTGGTTCATGATGGGGGGGTTCTAATATGAAAGAGTTTGATTACACCTTGGATTATAAAAATATTTTCATGGCAAAAAATGACCCAAGGTATCGCATAGGTAGAGGAGAGCAAGG